CCAAGCTTTACGCATGGTTCTCACAAAATCGTTACTAGTGTTTTATTGAGAGACACGCAAGATAACGAGATGAATATTAAATTCATCGAAACTCTAGCAAAATGGATTATTCCATGGCGTTTTGAATTTCAACTACCTCAATCCGTGCTTGAACATCGAGATCAGATTGTTACCACCTCTACTTTGAAATTTTATTCAGAAGAAGAAGTGAAACAAGTCTTGACAAATCGACGATCAGATTTTTCTGACGAAGCCGTGATTCGAGATTTCTTTCTAACTGAGCATCCTTATCATACAATCAAGTTTGACGAGCATGTTTTGAATGCAATTGAAGCCACCCGAAGGAATTTTCAACCTAAGGAAATGCTATATCCTATAGCTTATCCCGACTTGAGATACTATCCTTGGACTCTGCCTACTAGTGCTGAAGCACCGTGGACATTGAATGACTTCAAATTTGTGCCATTTCAGACAACTTACGACTGGACCGACCCACATTGGGCTGAGTTTAAACGTAAACCTGTTAAACCTTTTCGAACACGAGAATGGTTAAGGTACAAGCAGTCAATTAACATGGCAACAGACGACAGACCGTCGTTTCATAACTTGTATAATGAAATCTTTGTATATAACAGAGGACTGGTTCATGAAATTAAATATGGATCAAGAAACTTCTGGACCAAAGATGGAACACCTATTCCATATTATTGGAACACTCTACATGCAAGATCGCATGTCGTTAGCAATGACGAGCCTGATAAGATCAGAGCTGTTTTTGGTACGACTAAGCTTCTGCTACAAGTAGAAAACTGTTTCATTTGGCAATTACAACGAAGATATCTGAATGAAGATGAAGGAAAACTGCTCTGGGGACGAGAGATAATGAAAGGTGGATGGAAAAAATTAATGCGAGAGATTGAATCAGAAGGACGACCCAATACGATAATTTCTATTGATTGGTCAGAATTCGATAAAAGATTACTTTTCTCACTCATAGATATAGTACATGCTATATGGCGTACATACTTTGATTTTACAATTTACCAACCTACTTCGTTTTACCCAAACGCAAAACCCAAAGATCCTTACCACATTGAACGACTGTGGAAATGGATGTGCTATTGTATTAAATTCAACCCGATTCTCCTGCCTGATGGAAGGAAATATCAATGGACGTATAATGGATTTGGATCCGGATATCAGCAAACACAGCTGATGGATTCATTCGGTAATATGATCATGATATTAACATGTCTTTCCTCACTTGGCATTAATATTAGGAGTGATAGATTTTGGATTCGAGTACAAGGTGATGACTCACTTGTTACCTTTTTCGAACGCGTATATGACATATACGGACCAAGCTTTCTTGATAAATTAGCTGAATCAGCAAAATTTTATTTCAATGCAAAACTAAATGTAAAAAAATCTAAAATCGGAAAACAACTATCTGGGATGACAGTCCTTGGTTATTTTAACCATTACGGATTGCCTTTTAGAACAGATGAAGATCTACTTCGACATCTATTCTTTCCCGAGAGAGACCAAGACTGGACGAGGCTAGCCGCATCATCGATGGGCTTAGCAATGGCAGCAACCGGCTGTTCCTACCGCTTCCACCAAACGTGTGAAGATATCTGGAGACGACTGGTAACTGTTCGTGGTGTAAAACCAAAGTTCAGCGCTCTCAGATGGATGGAACGTGCTAACATGATTGTACGGGCTGAAGCGCTTGAGGGAGTACCTTTCCCTACAATGATAA